CCAGAATACTTTTGAATACCACCATCGAAGGAGACCGAAATAGGAATTTTAGATTTCTCTTTAACATAACGAGATTTCTCCACATTAATAATAAAATTATATCCCACAATCTCTGTGCCATCTTTCTCTTGTTGACGACCAAGAATGTAAATGTTGTCAGCAGAGTAATAAGAACCTGTGCCACCGCCAACAATATCTTTCGGGAACATACCAATTTCTTTGTATGTGTGATTCACTACAACCATTGGGATATCTTTAAGGTTGAGGTGAGGTGTTACCATTCTAAACAATGATTTAACTTGTTTAGCACGGCTCATATCTGCAACAGATTTACCTTCAAGTGCATCTTCTACTTCCTTCTTAGATGCTAGATTACCAATACTGTCTAAAATAATGATGAGTTTATCACCTCTGTTCACTTCTTGAAGCTGTTGCATTATATCGAACTTCAACTGTTCAATGTCAGTCAAAGGTGTGTGTAGAACTCTGTCCATATCAATCTGAAATGTTTCAAAGTATTTGACAGGTGTTCCGAATTCTGAATCATAGAACAACAATACCGCTTCGGGGTATTTGTCCATATATGCTTTTGCCATCAACAAACTAAAAGCAGTTTTAAAGTGTTTCGATGGTCCTGCCCACATAGTAAGACCAGGAATAATACCACCATCAAGACGACCAGATAGTGCCACATTAATCATCGGTACTTCTGTTGGTACCATATCTTTTTCAGTAAAGAATTTCGATTTGGATAGAATTGCACTATCTTTAATCGTTGTATTCTTTTTCAATTTATCAAGTAAACTCATTTCAATTCTCCATCCATTTTGGTAATCTTATTTTTGGGTATGTGTTCCATGCCATCATCTATAAAGAAGGATTCTAAACTAGGACCGCTGTCGGTGTCAAGCGTTTTTTTCTTCTTTACCTTTCTGATTTTAACTTCAGGTTCAGGCAACTTTATGTTTCGTAGGGTTTGTTGTGATGCGATGAGTAGAAGAACGGCAAGAGGGTCAAACACCACGATGATTATAATAATAACTGTTCTTACTGCTTTATCTATGAAAGAGGGGTCCTCTTTTGAATAGAATAACTCGGCGATATACTTAATTGGCCCAATTTCTGCCGCTAACTTATTTTCTTCTGTCAACAAAGGCAACTTTTCATTCGCAAGTCTTTTTAATTCTGCCTGTGTTTCTTGGATTTGATTGTCAATTTTTCTTGAAGCAGTTGCTGGGTCGCCTGCTCTCTGTAACAGATATTGTAACCTGTCTTTTGCAATCTTTTCTTGTGTCTCTAGTGTTTTAATTTGAGCGGTGTTTGCACCAAGAACAACATTCGATTCAAGGTGTGCTTTAGAAAGGTATCCAAAGATACCCATTGATGTAATCAGCATTAACAATACAATTGCAATACTGAAATAGTAACGCATAATTGGCACGGTAACACTCCAATTGTTATATAGCCAAGATACTGTTACCAATTTTGCGACCTCTAATACTGAACCCATCAGTATAATTGGCCAGAATGAACCTGGGAAAATTTGAGCAAGCCCTATCACCGAATAAAATGCGGCAATGGCAGATAAAGCAATTGCAGTTAAAAACGGTAATAGAACTTGGGTCATGCGAAGAAGTCCTCTAAAGAAGATTGTTTCTCTGTTTGCCAACCAATGCAATTAAGAATCACTTTGATTGGTTCAATAAACGCTTTCTCAAATTGTAAATCATAATTCACATACTGATGTAAACCGAACTCTTTTGGTAATCGAACCGGGAAAGAAATTACATCTTCTTTCAAAGGGTTTGGTGTTTTGAGATATGTAAACTTCAACTTCTCACCCTCTTGAATCAGAGGGAAAGATTTGGTGAGATTCTTTTCTTTCATCATGTGATTGTAAAGAATCGCACCTCTCACATGTATAGGTGTGCCTTTTTTGTAAAGACTTACAGAATCGGAATAATCTTTGAGACCATTGATGCCACGGGGAAACGCAACTTCTTCTGGTGGTAAAGATTTGAATTCGTTTTTAAATTTCTCAATAAAGTCTTGCACATCTTGTTCTGTTGCATTAACAATTAGAGAAATTGTTTCTTTCATCTTTTCACGAATCACTGCCGGTGTTGATGATTTGACCATTTCTAGTCCCATCACCTTCATCTGTGGTTCGTCATACTGAACACCTTCATTATTATAAACATTCAGAATATACCTTTTCTTTGCCGTCCAAATACCCTTGTCAGATAAAGCTTCACGCTTCATTTGCATTTTTTGGGCATACGCATGGACATACGAAGCAAGTTCCTGATAACTTTCGTCAATAAAAGGTTGTATCTTATCTTCACAAACTTTATCCATGAATTGGATGATTCGATTAGAATCCTTTGTTTGCGGATACACTTTATTAACCAGGTCACCAAGACGGAGGTAAATCGAATCTGTGTCTGAGGCGATAACATAATCCTGATTCTCCGTTTTTAACAGTTTGTTCATGTAACCATTTAGTTTGTTTTCAATCCAACGAATTGAAAGTTGACCCGCCATTGTAACTGCCAATGCTTGCCTCAAATCATAGAATCTAAAATACTGTGACCCTAGAGCACCATAAGCGGAGTTTAGTGAAACTTTCTTTGCGAGTTGTAGGTTGTTGTATCGTGCAACAAGTTTATCGACTTCGGCCTTTTTAACAGGGTCTTTTTCGTTGATATAATCTTGTTTCGCCTTCAACATCATCTTCTTAAACTTTTTTCTATCTTCATACATTTCTTCCATCATCTTTGGTAAGAAACCTTGAATATCGGTGCGAAAGAATTGACCATTTGGTGTCAATGCCACGCCATTGAGTTTAGAAGTATCAATCTCCTTTTTCAAAAGTTTATCCACATTAACACCTTGATTCAAAACTTGTTTCAATGTATCGTTATAGTTTGAAGGTTCAATCAATGTCTCTGGTGAGATATTATATTGAATCAACAAATGCGGATACAAGGAGTTCAAATCGAAAGATGCAACCCAAGGATGCATACCAACTTGTGGGTCTTTAACATATGCACCTTCAAATGCGGAGTTCTTTTTCTGAATTACTTTTGGCGGCACAACAATCTTTTTCTCAAGCAAATGAGAATAGATTAGAGCATCCCACATACGAGTTTGAGCAAATACATCTTCGTAGTTTGTTTTCGTATCGTATGCAAGAGTGAGTGCCAACTCAATCAGTTTCAGTTTATCTTCTAGTTTGACGATAAGTTCCACATCCTTGATGTTATACTCAATAAACTTTTGATAGTTGAGTTTATACAATTGATGTAGGTTGTCGTATTCGTCATACGAGAGTTTGTTTTCGCCAAGTTCGACATTCGCAATATTATCCAGTTTATAAGATTCTTGTGATTTGCCGCCTGGCGCATACCACTTATACAATTCAATATAATCAAGTGCAGCAACACCGCCAATGTTATACTGAATCATTTCACGACCATTAATGGTCACTTTTCTTTCCCACATATAATTCCAAGGCGAAAGTTTTTTCATTTCATCTTCACCAAGAATCATACGAATTCGGTTGACAAGATAGGGAACATCAAAGAAATCAATATTCCAACCTGTCACAACATCGGGACAGTTTTCTTGCCAATCTTTAATAAATTTCTTACAGAGGTCGAATTCACTTTCACAATGAATATAATTTTCGTCACCTCTTGTTTCATAATCACCACAACCATAAACAGTAGTGCCACCATTCAATGTCTTCCATGCAATGGCAGTAATTGGTTCAGTTGTTTTATATGGGTCTGGAAATCCGTTTTCAGAACCCACCTCAATATCGATGATTGCAATATTGATGAGAGAGATATCCCAATCAATTTGACCGATGAATTCGTCTGCAATAAAAGCATATTCGAATCGGTCATTGCCATAGATTTTAAAGTTTTCAACACCGTCATATTTGCGAACAAAATCTTTCGCATCACGAATGTCGCTGAACTTCATCGGTTCAAGATTCTCATTGAACAGAGTTTTCCAATCGGATGTTTTTTTGGATGGTAAAAACAAAGTAGGCGAGTATTGAATTTTCATCTTTACTCGCCTGCCGTTTTTGACACCTCTAAAAAGAATATTGTTGCCTTGAACGGCAACATTGGTGTAATATTTACTCATTCAAATAGTATATCATACTTTTGGAATTGCAGAGGCAATTTGAATGCCACTACCGAAAACTTGATTGTATTGATTTTCTAATTCACGGCTAGGTGAAGTAACACACAATACATCAACCTTATTCAACTCAATGCCAGTAGAAAATTCTTCGGCATAATCTAAGAAAGGTGCGAAACCCATCATAGGCCCTTCTTTCGTTGGTTGAACAACAACCTGAACAGGTTTTTTAATTTTGAAATCGTTGAACAATTTATTACCTAATTGTTCGTCAACCTCACCTAGAATCGTATGATTTGTTTTGAAAGTTATTAGTTTTATCGTCATATTTTTTAATCTCTATTATCGAATCAGTCGGTTGTTTATTTGAAAATTCTATTGCTTCAGAGAAGGTTTCAAATTCTCTAAATGCAACAGTATTACCAGTCATGTAATATGAAACTCTATACATTAACTTTTGTCTCCGCAGATACAACTCCGATGGTCACCCATCGTTTTGGAAAGAGCATTTCTCTCCCTTGAAAGTCCCGCATATCGCAGGTCGGGTCTTGCATCCAACCAATTACTTCAACCATATTATCAAACTCTCGCAAGAACAAATCGTACCTTTCAGCACGGGGCATTTTGTTTTCGATGGCTAGTTTTTTGGCGATTTCACGGGTGTTCATTCTTTTCTTTCCTTAAAGTCGTAGAAAAAATCATTGTTATTTCGAGCAGAGTGTTTATTAAATTTTTCCACCGAATACAATTTTGTTGCTATTTTAAAATCTGGCATTTTAAATTCAGGTACTGTCAGAGAAGCATCATAGAATAATGTTTTATTGTTTGGTTGTGCGGCAAATTGTCCGTTATCCAATTTAATAAAGTTGTAACTCTTATGTTCTTCAACTGTTTCAGAAAATCCTGTATTAAGATAACCAGGGTCGTTTTGGCAAAAATCTACGGTAAACATATACTCACCGAAGTGCCACATTCTATCTTTGTCTAAGAACTTGCATTTCAACATTCGCAAGTTATCTTTTTCAATGACAGTAAAATTATAACTCAAAGCGTCCCAAATTTGCAAGTAGTCCAGAGGCAAAGATGGTGTATTTAAGTCTGTTTGCCTTGATACGAAGGCATGTAGTGGTAGTTTATCATATAATGCACCATAGTTGGGCAATAGTGCTTCAATTCTAAATGCCTGACCTTTGATACATTTCATTGTTATCCAGATGCATGGTTCGAATTCACCATGACCTTTTTCAAAGTCATATAAAAATTCTTTCTTCACATAACATTGAACTGGTGGTAAGTTGTGTACCAAAAATGACATTATTTCCTTACGAATTTACTAAAGTTGGGTGGTTGCCATCCTTCAGGTTTCAAAACTTTACCATCTTCTCGTTTCAACACCTTTCGGGTCTCTTTGTCAATTTTCTTCAAGTTACTTAGGGCACCTTCGTCCCAAATTCTATCACAATTCCAACCTCTCGACAACATGTAACCCACAATCACCCAAATCATATCAAAACAGGCATCAATTTCTTCCACTTCATCGTTGGCATTTTTTGCTTGAATGTATTCGTTGAATTCTTCACAAATCAAATTGTGATAGAGTGACGATTGTGGAATATTAACCTCAGATGTGGTTTGTCCTGCAGCGGTCATAAAGACCTGCACATCAGTAAATACTTTAGTCATTAGAATTTTTCCTTCCTAAGTTCGTGTTCATAGGTTCTTTGTCTCAATTCGGAAGAACTGAAGCGATGTGTGCGGGAGTTGTAATAGGTTTTAATTCCACGACTGTCACATATGTCACGACCAGTTAAAGCTTTGTCTTTATATTCTTCACCACAAATTCGTAAGGTGATAGGCAAGAACATCAACAAATCTTCTAGGTCTTTTTCGGTGTCATAGACGATGATTTCATCTACAAATTTTACGGCAGATAATTGAACATATCGTTCAACAATTGATTGAACTGGTTTGTTTTTTGTTCCTGGTCTATCAATTGTTGGGTCTGTTTGCAAACCAACGATTAGGTAATCACAGATTGACTTGCACTCAGCAAGCATTAAGATATGACCTGCATGTAAGAGGTCAAAAGTTGAACAAGTAAAGCCGATGGGACGGCCAATCATATCATCAGGTAATACTAGCATCATATAACTCCATTATAAAAGAAGAACCAAGGCGTATCTTAGACAGAGGCCTTGGCCGTGTTACATTTATTTAGTTATCGATTCATCACATACATCGTGATTTCGAAACCAAAACGCATATCAGTTGCAGTTGGTTTTGTCCACATAATAATTTCCTTTATAAAAGAGTGGAATTATTTCCACATTACTATATTATCACAACCAACTCAGAAAATCAATACGCAAAATCATTAAAAGATTCTACGAATTTAACACTTTCGCTACTGAATTGATAACTGCGGCAATTCTGCCAATGTCACGCAACTGTTCGACAGTCATACCTTCTTTCTTCAAGGTATCATAATGTGCCTTCACACAAAAGTGACATTTACCAACAATTGAAGCGGCGAGACTGTATGCTTCAAAGTTTAACTTAGTTGTACCACCATGTGAGGCAATTGCGTTCATTCGCAGTTGTGCAGGTAAACCTTTTAGGTTTTCATCTTCTGCCATTTCAACATATGGATACCATACATTGTTTTGTGCCATGACAGCAGATGCAGTTAAGGCGGCGTCACGCTCGGTGGTATTTTCCAAACTTGACTGTATAAATGAAACGAGTTTTCCGTTGCCTGTAGCCATTGCTGCGGCCAATGCACAACCGTTAGCAAGGTCAACATCAAGACTGCTACGACTAATAACAGCATCCAAATTAAGCTTGGCGTCTTTTGCATAATCAGGTAATGCCTCCTTTAGTAGATTAACCCAACTCATTTTTTTGTTTTCTCCGCAATTTCTTTGTAACCATTGTAAGTTGGATGAACACCGTCAGCAGAAATCTTATCTACTGGTCGTTCAATGACTACATCACCCCATACTTTTGCAACATCTAATATGTTTTGATATTTTTCTGGTTTTAGTTTTTCACTTGGAAGAATCCAATAAACTGAACCATTAATATTTTCTCTAATTAGATTGGCATTTTTTATGGTATCAATCGATTTGGTGTCGTTTGGTCCAATACTAATAATGGTCGTTTTTGTTTTAATAGGTTTACTTAACATATCACGGTGTTTAGTGTAAAAAGTGGAACTATTAATTCCACTCTTTACATATGCGGT